AATTCCTGCAATAACAGAAATCACAATGTCACCATGCTCAGAAATCCAGCCGAAAGCCGTTTCAATCCCCTCAAGCACGGAACCGATGAATTGCAGAGGCGCACTGTCACTTTCTTTCAGCCCAGTCTTGAGCATATTATACGCATTGCGAATCTCAGCCTTTAACTGTATCCACAGACCACGGAATCCGGCAATGCCATATGCTTTCGTTAGCCTTGTAACAACATCAGTCCCATACTGAACCATACTTCGCAAGGAAGGAGTTACACCTTCTGCAATGCTAATTTTGGCTTCATCAAGCGCACTGCCAAAGATTTTCAAGTCGCCGTTCAAGTTGTCAAGCTGAGTGTTTGCCATTTTTTTAGCAGCACCACTCGCATCATTAAGAGCGGCTTCAATTTCTTCCCATCGTTCATAATTTGTACCAAGCAAAGCATTTACAGCAGCAATATCCGTTTTGTTAAAAATAGTGCAAACTTCAAATAATAAGCTGCAAGTTTATTAAGAGCTTCTGCCGCTGTATCAGTAGGAGAAACAAGCGCAAGAATAATATTGCGGAGATGTGTACCGCCTTCCGCTCCCTTTATGCCATTATCTGCAAGAATGCCAAGAGAAGTAGCAAGCTCATTTGTACCACCAGAAATCATTTGAGCAGTGCCACCAATTGCAAGAATAGCCTCACCAAGCTGCGCAACACTTGTGTTTGTTTTTGATGAAGCAACAGCTATTTGATCAACCATTGTAGCTGTTTCGTCAATAGTAAGGCCAAGCGCACTCGCAGCATCAGTAACCATATCAGATGCAGATGCAAGAGCGATTCCACCAGCGGCAGCAAGGTTCAGAACGTTCGGCAGCATCTTCATAGATGTTTGAGCATCATAACCAGCAAGAGCCATGTAATTCAAAGCGTCTGCCGCTTCTGATGCTGAGAAACTTGTACTTGCACCCATTTGACGGGCAAATCTTGCCAAATCCTGTACTTGGTCAACAGTTTTACCCATCGTAGCGGCAACCTGTGCCATACTGCTGTCAAACTGTGCGCCTGTCTGAATACTGCTTGTGACTGCATTTTTAAGGAAACTGCCAACCTTGCTGACAGCACCAGAAATCATGTTTCCGACAGCAACAGAGACAGCATTGCTCCAGCCTGATAACTTTCCGGCAAGCTCTTTACCTTTACCTTCAGCATCTCGCAAGCCTTCCGTATAACCGCTCTGGTCAAGGTTGATTCTTGCGGATACCGTAAACAATTCAGCCATTATCCATCACCCTTTATCCGTCTAAACGATGCTTTCACATCCTCCATAACCTGTTTCCCAGAGCGGTTGTCAACAGTTTGCTTCTTGTAAGCAAGCTCTGTCCAACTCGGCAAAGGCCATTCATCGCCTTTGAGCGACTTACCGAGCCCAAACAAAGTAATTGCGGTATAGTCCTCCCATAGTGTACGCCTGTAATCGGATTCGATTTGCACCCTCAAGGCGTTTGCACCATGCCAACCATACCGCAATAGAGCAATAATTATTTTGTCCCGTTGTCCTTTGTCTGCGCCCTCAAGGAGTGAAAAAAACCTGCCAATTCCTCATCCCAACTATCGCGCACGTCCTGAACCGTCTGCGTGATCTTCTGACTGCCGATTTCCTCAACGCTCTTTCCGGTCAAAACGCTCACAATCTCATAGGTTTCGGCCCTGTGCGTCCTTGCCATCGCCGGAATCAGTTTTGCGATAGCATCAATACCGATTGCAAAGAAATTCTTGTTCCCATTTTCGGCTCCAAGACTGTCGAGGAAAGTAGAAACTTCCTTGTCGGTCAGGATGATACCAGCAGGCTCCGTCAGCCTGACAAGCGTATCAAGAGCCTGATCTGTGGTCATAGCTGAGATTTTCATTAGCAGTTCCTCCTATCACTCAATCACTTCTTGAAAAAGATAACCTCAAAGGGCGGAGTGTCGTAATCCTCAACCCTGTCCTGATGCGCGTGCATCTCAAACGGAATAGTGCCTTCACCCTTATCCGTAAAGGTCAGATTGATGCCGCTCGTATTCAGAGCATTCTTCAGCGAAATCAGCACCATGCCACCATCGCTCAGGTCACCGACCCATACGAGGTTTTCGAGATAATCGTCAGCGGCAATACGAGTGTGGAAGCTAACAGAAGTCTTCTTGCCGGAAGTTTCTGCAGAACCGCTCTGGAGCTTGGCAAACAGTTCAGGTGTAATTTCAACCAGAGTGCCAGTCATGTGAGCATCCACGCTGTCAACAAACGTGCCGCCCACGAATGAATAGCGCTTGCCATCAATCTCCGGCTCACGGGTTTCACGGGTTACTACGAAACTACCGCCACCACGGGTCGCGCCAAGGCATTTGGTATCATCCTCCATAGCCTCAAGCGCGGCAGTCGCAAGGCCGTCAGCAGTCGTGATAGCCGAATAATCAAAGTTGACAAGGAAAGCACCAGCATTGAGAAGAAGCCGCTGGAAGGTTTCAGTGCGGCACGGGGTAGTGTAGCCAGCAACAGCCATTGTAATACCTCCCTTTTATAGGTGATAACAATTGATACTAAGATTCAAATATGCGTATCTATCTTCCGGGTTTTCATCCACCAACACCTGCGCAAACGGTGTTTCTGGATAGATGCAGATATAGCCGCCTTCACATTCAATCCTTGCACCAGATTTCAATGCCGCTTTGATTTCATCCACTTTGCCAAGCAAAGCAGCATTTCCGGTATCCCTGTACCACACCTGAGCATAACATGTAGCCTGTGAAAGCGGCTCTGTTTCAACAAGGCTGTATGTGATGTAAGGCGGTTTCGCTTCATCGGGAACCGTGCCGATGGTATAAGCAGGGATTCCGAAGCCCGACCAAAACTCATACAGTGCTCTTGCTGTGTTTATCATGTAAGCTCCCACCTTTCGGCGGTAACTTGCCCAATCTGGAAGGTTGCGACAGTAGGCGTTTCGCTGTCAGTGATGTTGCTTGTAACCCGAAACACTGCTCCATCACTAATCCTACGGAAAACATCGTGATATTGCAGCAACAGTCCTTTGTCAACAGTCACCGTGTATACCTCTGTCACGCCCTGCTTTTCGGCTACTCTTGCAGACAGCGTGTTATCCTTGATAACAGCAGCACGGAATCTGGCCCCTTCCGTCCATTCATGAGTGAAGCCACCAAGCCCATCAGAAACCGTGCGCTTATCCAGCATAACGCATTCATCCATCATGACATCAATCAGCGACAT